GGCCCTGAACACGCTCTCCAGCCACGACCCCGGCGAGGCGATCATGGGCGCGACGGACCTCGGGACGGGCTCTGGCTTTACCGCGATCCCTTGGAATGCCGCATGGGATGCCGAAGTCCAATCCGAGGTGGACGACGCCCTTGTTGCCCAGAACCTCGATCATCTCGTCAAGAGCGCGGTTGATACCGACTTCGCGACTACGGTCCACGCCAACAGCGTCATTGGGCACATTGCCGACAACGGGGCTGGCTTCGACCGCACCACGGACAGCCTTGAGGCTATCCGCACGCAGGTTGACGCGGTCGAGGACGACACGAACAGTGAAATCCCGATGACGCTCGCTACCATCGCCGGCGTTGTCGACGCGATCCTCACGGATACCGGCACCACGCTGGACGGCAAGATAAATACTATAGACGGAATCGTTGACGACATCCTGAGCAATACGGCCACGATTGACGGCAAGGTAGACACCATCGATGGCATTGTGGACGCCATTCTGGTCGACACCGCCGAGATTGGAGCGGCCGGTGCCGGCCTGACCAACATCAACCTGCCCGACCAGACGATGAATATCACGGGCGACATCACCGGGAACCTGTCCGGTAGCGTGGGCAGTGTAACCGGCCTGACGGCTTCCGATGTCGCCGCGATCAAGGCCAAGACGGACGGTCTGACCTTCACGGTAAGCAATCAGGTCGACGCCAACATCAAGTCAGTTGCGGGCACGACGGTAACGGGATCGGGCACCGAAGGCGACCCCTGGGGGCCATAAATGGCTGACGCATGGGGCGGGAGTTGGGGTTCTAGCTGGGGTTCCAGTTGGAGCGGGAGTGGCGGCACGACGCCTCCTCCCCCATCCGATGAAGGGACACCACCCGAGCTTGGCGGCGGCAAGATCGTTGCCACCGGCAAGGCCGACAACCGCACCACGGCGACGGCCTTCACCCGCGAGCGGTATCGTGCGCTGCGGGCCGCGCTTGAGGCAGAGGCACGGGCACGCGAACAGGCCCGCACCTTCAAGCGCAAGAAGGACCGCAAGGCGGCGGAAGAGGCCGTCCGCGAGGTCGAAGCTGCACTTGAGGCGGCGCGGGATCGTACGGCCAGTACCGTCGAGGCGGTCGAGCTTCGGGCGGCCGCCGATTTGCTCCGCGGCGCGTCGCGCACCAAGGCGCTGGGGGATTTCCTCGCGCAAGTGGAGCAGGCCCGGCTCGCCCTTGCCGTCGCCTATCGCGACCAGGTGGTCAGGGCGCTTGAGGAAGAGGACGAGGACGAGGCAATCGCGCTTCTACTCGCTGGTTGATGGCCGAACACGAACTGCTCATGGACCGCGACCGTGCTGCCAAGGCGCGGGCGCTCCTCGAAAACCCGCTGCTGGTCCAAATCATGGATGGCCTCGAATCCGATTTTGTCGAGGCATGGAAGAACAGCCCGCCGAACGACACCCAAAGTCGGGAACGGGCCTGGATGGCGGTGAACGTCCTGCGGAACGTCCGCGCCATTCTCGAAAAGTATGAAGTCGCAGGCAAGTTCGCCGAGCACGCTCTCAGCGCTCTCCACCCGAACAAGCTGTAACCCCCAAGGAATATCATGGCTGACGCCTTACGTACCGGCCTTTCGGCCGTGGAACCCCTTTCACTTGCCCAAGTGGCCGCCAAGCACGGCATCGGAACGCCGAGCGACAGGCGGGAGCAGGCGGAGAGCGCGGGAGACCCCGCAGCCTCGCCCCCCGCCCCGGAACCAGAGATCGATGAGCCCCCCGCCGAATCCGGCCCGGCTCAGGAAGACCCGCCTCGGGGACAAGAGGACAATGACGCCGCCGCTGACGATGATCAGCCCCCCGGCGATGACGACAAGCAGACCGACGACGCGGACGATCCGGCTGACGAACAGCCCCCCATCGCCCCCCCGAGGTCATGGACCAAAGCGGAAAAGGAAGCCTTCGCCGCCTTGCCGCGCGAGTATCAGGAAACCATCCTGGCCCGCGAGCAAACGCGAGAGCGCGCCATCCGCCAGACGCAGGATCAGGCCGCTGCGGCCGTCCGCCAAGTGCAATCGCAATGGCAGGCCGCACAACAGGCAAGGGCACAATACGAACAGGGCGTGCAGCAGATTTCCGCTCAGTTGGCGGCGGTTGTTTCCAACGAGTTCGGCGACATCAAGTCTTACGACGATGTAGTCAAGCTCGCGCGGGATGACCCCTACCGGCATGGGCAATATCAGGCTGCCGTACAGCGCGCTCAGGCGTTCCAGCAGGAACAGCAACGGATTTCCATCGAGAGCCAGCAGCGCGCACAGGCCGCCCTCCAGCAATTCAACGCCATCGAGACGGCGAAGTTTCTGGAGCGTGCCCCCGAGTTCGCCGACCCGAAGAAGGCATCACGGCTGTCCGCCGAGGTCGACTCCATGCTCATGGACGACTACGGCCTTGGCCGCGATGAAATCGCCGCAATCTGGAGCGGGCAGCCCGTATCGCCGCTCGATTCCCGGTTCCGGCTCATCCTTCGCGACGCCCTGCTTTATCGGCAGGGAAAGACGGCGATGAAGCCCAAGCCAAACCCGGCCCCGAAGACTGCGTCTCCCCCGCCCCAGCGTTCGAGCACCCCCCCTGCAAAGGGCGAGATCGCCAACCGTTCGCTGGAGAAAGCCAACATGGAATTGACACGTACCGGCAGCCGCGAAGCTTTCCTCGCCCTACGGCGAGCCAGACGATCGGCAGGTGCGTGATGGAGACGTATCATGGCACTTCCCACCAACACCTTCGCCACCTATGAATCGAAGGGCAACCGTGAAGACCTGATCGACGACATCTTCCGCGTCGACCCGACGGACACGCCCTTCACCAGCTCCGTCGCCCGCGTGAAGGCCAAGGCGGTCAGTCACGATTGGCAGACACAGGCACTCGCCTCCGCCTCGACCACGAACGCGGTCCTCGAAGGCGACGACGCCACCGTTGATGCCGCCACCCCGACCGTCCGTCTGGCGAACATCGCGCAGATTTCGGACAAGGTGGCCCGCGTCACCGGCACGCAGCAGGTCATCGACAAGGCCGGCCGCGACGACGAAATGGACTACCAGGTCCTCCTCAAGGGCCTTGAGCTGAAGCGTGACATGGAGGCCATCCTCCTGACCAACCAGGCCAAGGTTTCGGGCGACGATACCACCGCCCGCAAGCTGGCCTCGGTCCTGTCGTGGATCAAGACCAACACCGACTATAACACGTCGGATGGTGCGAACCCCTCGGCAGCGGACGGCACCGGCACCCGGACTGACGGCACGCAGCGTGCCTACAACGAGGCGCAACTCAAGACGGTGCTCAACGCCTGCTGGACCTCCGGCGGAGACCCCGACACGGTGATGCTCGGCGGCTTCAACAAGCAGCAGATGTCGAACTTCGTCGGCCGCGGCACTCCGATGGAGGATACCAAGTCCAAGAAGATCATTGCGGCGGTGGATGTGTACGAGTCCGACTTCGGGACCCTGCGCATCGTCCCCAACCGCAATAATCCCCGCACCCGCGACGCCCTCATCCTCCAGATGGACATGTGGGCTATCGCCTCCTTGCGGAACATGAAAACGGAAGAGTTGGCCAAGACCGGCGACTCCCGGCGCAAGCAGATCATCATGGAGTACACGCTGGAGAGCCGAAACGAGAAGGCCTCCGGCGGCGTGTTCGATCTGACCACGTCGTAACCGGCGCTGAGCCATGGCGGGGCCTGACGGTTCCGCCACCTCCTCCCCAAAATCTTCACAGGACCAAATGCAATGAGCACGATTCACAACATCAATGGTGACCTTACTGCGGCCACCGCCATCCTGCAGTCGGGCGACTATGTCCCCGTCTACTCGGCGGCGGACGGCATCTCCAAGAAGATGTCCGGCACCCTCCTTGGCGCAGGCACTGGCGGTGTCGTCAACACCACCGCCACCACCGTCTCGCTCTCGGCGACCGTCCACGGCAACAAGCTGCTGGTGATCAACACCAACAGTTCGTCCGGCTGCGCGGTTACCCTGCCGGCGGCGACCGGAACCGGCGTCAAGTACGAAATCCTGAACGGCATCGCCCAGACTCAGGGGTCGATCACCATCGTTCGGGCCGGCTCGGACGTTCTCAAGGGCCGCGCCCTGTCGATGGATTCCACGGCGGTTGCGACCCACCAGAATGTGTTCGTCACCCTGACGGCGACGACCATCACCTGGAACCGGACGACCACGGGCGGCATCGGCCATGACCACGCTGTTCTTTGGGACAGCGAGTCGGGCGTCTGGCGCGTCCTGGTCGAGGGCCAGACTTCCGGCGACGACGCCACGCCGTTCTCGTAGTCCGCATGCCGAGTCTTCTTCTCGGCTGCGGCAACGACCGCAGAAAAAAGGTGGCGCTTAACGGCGCCACCTCCTTCGTTCAGCCCCTGATCGCGCTGGACATGAATCCGAACTGCGGGGCGGATGTCGTCCATGATCTGGAAAGCCGTCCGCTCCCGTTCGAGGACAACACCTTCGACGAAATGGCCGCTTATGACGTGCTTGAGCACATCGGCCGGCAAGGCGACTGGCGAGGGTTTTTCGAGGAATTCTCCGAGTACTGGCGCATCCTGAAGCCGGGCGGGACTTTCTGCATCATTGTCCCGGTCGGCATGGACCACCACGCCGATCCCGGCCACACCCGGTTCTTCGAGGATACGTGGTTCGGGTTCCTCGATCAGGATTGCTACGAGCGCCGGTTGGCTGCGGGCGAACCGGTCACCGACTATCGCTGGTTCTACAAGCGAGACTTCGCAGTCCTCGCCGTGGAACGCATAGGCGACCCGGCCCACCATCTCGCTGTGTCCCTGCAGAAAAAGGTCTGACGCAGACGCAATGACCGATGCCATCTCACTCGGGAACATCTCGGTTGCGATCGGGATGCCCGTGGGCAAGCCCATCCCCCCGCAAACCGCGTCGTCGATGTTCGCGACTGCGTTTCAGTTGGGGCAGATGGGCATCCGCTGCGACCTGCTCATGCAGGTGTGCGGCGTCGTTACGGTGGGGCGGGATTCCGTCCTCGACGAATTTCTCCGGTGCGGCGCGGACAAGCTGTTCTGGATTGACAGCGACATGGCGTGGTCGCCGGGGGACTTCCTCCGGATGCTGGCGCTCTCGACAAAGTACGACGTGGTTGCCGCGGCCTACCCGAGCCGGGCGCACGACGGGAACGTGTTTCAGGTCAACACGGACGGGATCACGACCCACAGCATCAGTGAACACGGGCTGTTCAATATCAACGGCACGGGGCTGGGGTTCTGTATCGTCGGCCGCCGGCCGCTTGAGATGCTGGCGGCGAAATCCCCGCGGGTGGTTGACGGCTATTCCGGCAAGGAAATGGCCGAAGTGTTCCGCGTTGACCGGACTGCCAAGGGCTACCGGCGCACCGAAGACATCGCATTCTTCGATGACCTCCGGGATGCGGGGTTCACCGTCTGGTGCGACCCCTCGATTGAGCTTGGCCATGTCGGCGAGAAGGAATGGCGCGGACGCTTCGCCGATGCGATCGCCGCAAGGCCAGAAGGCACTGAACACACACTCTCACAGAAGGACTGAAATCCATGGCCAACACCTACAAGACCATCGCCGGACTCCAGGATGCGGTTATCCCCGGCGGCCAACTCGTCGACATCTCGACCGCAAGCGTCTCGTATGCGCCGGTTCCGTTCGGCGGCATCATCGTCGATGCGTTCTGCACCATCTCGGCCGCGGTCACGAGTGCCGACAGCGTCGTCACCGTCAAGGTCATCAAGAGCGGCACCACCACCACCATCGGCACCATCACGGTTGCCTATAGCGGTTCGGCGGCCGGTTCCACCTTTACGATGACCGTCACCGGCTCGGAAAAAGCGCGTTCGGTCAATCGCGGCGACACCATCGTGTTCGACAGCGACGGCGCGTCCTCGACCACGTCGATTGCGAACTTCGCCGCAGTCATCCGCCGCACGTAAGAAGGGATCGGCGCCATGCAATATTGGGGCACAGGGCGTCTCGGCACGCATCAATCCGTGGCCTACACGGGCACCGCCGGGACCATCACCAATGCCATAGGCAATGGCGTGCAGAAGATTCGGGTTGTCGTGACCTCGACGGCATACGTCAAGATCGGCAATAGCCCGACCGCAACATCGTCCGATGTGTACATGCCGGCGGATACCCCAGAGTATTTTACCGTCACGCAGGGCATGAAGGTGTCAGCAATCCAGGTCTCTGGTGCGGGCACGCTGCACGTCACCGAGATTCCGTGATGTTTGGGCGGGGCGGCCTGAATTTCGGGAGGGCGGGGGGCATCCCCCCGCTCTGGACATTCGCCGGCGCGTCTCTGGACCTCGACTTTCGGGGAGGCCGCGGGTGGGTCGCGGGGGCCGGCCAGAGTGCCGTGTCCTCGCTGCTGACAACCACCCGCGCCTCCGATGCCTACGCCGACAACACGTCTGGCGTCTGGTCTCTCTTTGCATCCGGCTCCCCCCGCCTCACCGACAAAGGGCTTCTCCCCGAGGAAACCCGGACCAACGTCGTCCTGTACAACCGCGACCTGACCAATGGCGCATGGACGCCGACCAACGTCACGGTGGCAAAGGACCAGACCGGCATCGATGGTGTAGCCAACTCGGCTTCATCGCTCACGGCGACGGCGGGCAACGGGACCGTTCTCCAGGCGATCACGCTTAGCTCCTCGGCCCGCTGGCAGACCTGTTTCATCAAGCGGATCACCGGGACCGGCAACATCGATATGACAATGGACAACGGGTCCACATGGACAACGTTGACCGTCACATCGGCATGGACGCGGGTGGCGATCCCCACACAGACGCTCGCCAATCCAACAGTCGGGTTTCGCATCGTCACCAGCGGCGACGCCGTCGCGGTGGACTTCGTCCAGAACGAAAATAGTGGGGTGTTTGCGACTTCGCCCATTGCCGTCACCGGCTCGTCGGCGACGAGGGCGGCGGATAATATCCAGATCGCCAATATCGATTGGCTGACGCAAGGGCGCGGGACGTTTTACGTCGAGGGCATGATGCCTACCGCGCCAAATACTAATCGATTCGCGCTCCATATATGGGACGGGACGACCAACAACGATATTCGTCTGTATCTCAACTCGGCATCGAAGTTGGTCGGTGAGGTCAATGTTGGGGGAGCAAACAAAGCGTCGCTTACTTCCTCCAATACAATCACTGTCGGAAGTACCTACAAAGCGGCGATAGCTTACGACACTGATACTTTTATCGAAGCGCTGAATGGGACGCTATCGAACGAAGACACGTCCGGCACGGTCCCAACCGTAACGGCGGCGCAAGTTGGGCGCTTCAGTTCCGGCTCATTCACCAACAACGGCTACATCCGCCGCGTTGCCTACTTCCCGACACGCCTGCCCAACGCGCAACTTCAGGCGATCACGGCATGATCGACCATCTGCTCCGGTTCGACGACGAGACGGCCGCGCGCGAGGCGCTGCCCCAATTCTGGGCCGCGGGCGACCGCAAGTCCGACTCGGGGTCATGGGACACCTCGCGCTGCATCCCCGATGTCAAGGTGTACCGGGTCGCCAGCGTCGACGAGAAGGGCATCGAGACCCGCGATTACGTCGCGGGCTGGTTCATCCAGATCGGTCTCGTGGCCGAAGACCCGACGCTCAACAAGCGCGCCGCCGCGACCATTATCGACCGCCAGACCAAGGTCAGAACGAAGGTGGACGCGGCGGTCGCCGCAAAGACCGGGTGGAAGACTGAGCCGGTGTTCGCGGGAAGCTGAGTGCAATCACCCCCAACAGGAGAATGACCATGGCCAAGTTCGGGCCCAAGCCCATGCCGAAGCCGGTGAAGGACCGCCCCGGCCGCGACCACCAGTCGGGTTGCGGCGGCAAGAAGGGGAAATGACGCTCCGATGAGCGACATCGTCTCCAGCGTCGTGTTCGACCGGGCGGACAAGAAGATTCACTTCGTCCGGTCGCAGGACTGCCAACCCATCGTGGATGCCGCGAAGGAACTGGAACAAATCCCCCAGAAGGGGGACTTCCGCCACATCGCCACCATCCCGAACATTCTCATTGAAAAGGCTCTCCATGAAGAGGGCGTCAATATCCTCGCGCTCCCCAAGAAAGAGCTTACCCGCTATCTCCGCGGAAAGCTCAAGCGGGGGGGCGATTGGGCGTATCTCCGTACCGCGCCCGCGCCTCCGCCTTATCGAGCCCCCCGATAGGATGCACCTCTGCATCTGCGTCCCGTCCTACGGCGACTGGACTGCGGAATTCGGCTACTCGCTCGCCCTCCTGATGGCCGACCTTGTCCACTGCGAAATGGTGGATTCGGTGAGGCTGGTCCGGTCGGGCAGCACCATCGTTGCCGAAGGGCGCAACGACCTCGTGCGGGATGCGCTGGCGCAGGAGCGGACGACGCATCTGCTCTGGCTCGACAGCGACATGACGTTCCGCTGGCCGAACATCGCATGCCTCATCGGGCGCGGGCTCGACATCGTGGCCTGCACCTACCCCAAGCGCAGGCCCCCTTACGTGATGACGGCGCAGGCGCGGGATGGCTCCCGCATCGCGCCGGGGGATGGCGTGATCGAGGCCTCCCATGTCGGCATGGGGATCGCTTTGGTAAAGGCGGATGTCTACCGCGCGATGGAAGAGCCATGGTTCGCCACGCCATGGATTGCCGACGACAAGCGGTTCGTCGGCGAGGACATTTTCTGGTGCCACAAGGCACGGGCGCACGGGTTCACCGTCTGGTGCGACCGTGACGCCAGCATCGGCGTCGGCCATGTCGGAACCTACACATTCGAGGCAGGCACATGGCCATCAGCACATTCGGCGAATTGACCACCGCCGTGGCGGAATGGACGGGACGCGACGACATCCCCGCGTCGACCCTGTCCAACTTCGTCCAGATGACCGAGGCCATGTTCAACTACGGCGACGACGCGAACGACTTCTCACCGCTCCGCTGCCGGCAGATGGAAAAGACGGCCACCGTCACGGTGAGCAGCGGCGAGGGGGACCTGCCGAGCGATTACCTCGAGGCTATCAAGGTCAAGGACCCGGCCAACACAACGCGCAACATCCTCTATGCGCTGCCGGACTGGCTCGACGACAACTTCCCCACCGGGCAGGACGACACGTACCCTCAATACTACACCATCATCGGGGAAACGCTGGTCTGCCCCATCAGCGTATCCCTGACCTACTATCGGACCATCCCCACTCTTACAACCGGATCATCCACGAGCAATTGGCTGATCACGGCGTCGCCGAATGCGTACCTGTTCGGCAGCCTGATGCAGTACAGCATCTGGTCGAAAAACCCCGAGAACGTCGTTTACTATCGGTCCCTGACCGTCAACGCTGTGTCCGGCCTGCAGAAGTCGAGCATCGCGTCCAAGGCGGGGCGGCTTGAGCGGCGTTCCGCTGGCGGCGCCTGGTAATGACGACCTTCCCCTTTGCCGCTTGGCGGCCCGACGCCTTCAACGTCAACACGGCCTATGCCGGGAAGGCCTCCGGCGTGCTGCCCAAGGCCAATGGCTATGGGCCATGGCCGGGACTGGCAACCAGTTCGCTGGCGGTGGCGTCCGTCGTGCGCGGGGCTGTCGTCGCCCGGCTGACCAACGGCAACACGGCCGTTTATTGCGGGACGGCGACCAAGCTCTACAAGTTCGCCGGCATCGCCACGAGCTGGACGGATGTGTCCCGTTCGTCGGGCGGCAGCTATGCTGTTCCCTCCGATGGGTTCTGGTCATTCGCACAGTTCGGCAAGTACCTGATCGCGGCCAATGGGGTTGATGCCGTTCAGGTCATCGATGTTGATTCCGGGACTGAGTTTGCCGCTCTCGGCGGATCGCCGCCCGTGGCCAGTTACGTCAAGGTGGTGGGCGATTTCGTCTGGCTGCTCAACCTCGGTTCTACCCTTGGGTCGGTCGTCCCCTCCGGAAAGGTACAGTTGCAGTGGTCGGGCTTTAATGACCACGACCATTGGACTCTAGGGGAAAAATCCTCTGACTTTGCGTCGTTCCCCACGGGCGGCTTTGTCATGGGCTGTTCGACCCAACTCGGCGGCGTCGTGTTTCTCGAACGCGGGATTTGGAGATTCGTCCGTCATCCCGAGAAAATCTTCGACTTCGCGCAGGCCTATGAGGAACAAGGAACATCCTCGCCATATTCCATCGTCGGCCATGAGCAGGAGACATACTTTTATGGGTCCGACGGGTTCTGCGCGATCGGCCTCAACGGTCTGCGCCCCATCGGCAATGAGTGGGTAGATAACTGGTTCCTAGAGAACAGCAACCAGGAGCGCGTCGGGGTCGTCATTGGGGCGCTCGACCCGCTCAAGATGCGGGTGTTCTGGCTGTTCCCGTCTACGTCAAACACGAGTACGGTTCTCGACCGCATCATCTGCTACGACATTGTGAACACCGACCGGCCATGGTCGGAGGCAACGGTGCAGGCGTCCTGCCTGTTCCAGGGCGCGACGCCCGGCGTGACGCTTTCCGACCTGGCGACGCTCTACACGACACTCGGCGGCATTCCCTACCCGATGGGCTCCCGTGTCTGGCTGGGCGGGGCTCCGGGTTTGGCGGCGTTCGACAGCGTCAACAAGCTTGGCTTCTTCTCCGGCTCGAACCTTGAGGCGGTAGCGCAGACCGCGCAGTTCCAGCCCATTCCCGGCAAGCGGTGCTTCGTGAACGGCTTCCGGCTTCTGGGCGACGCCTCGCCCGTCAGTGGCCGCATTTCGGTGGCGGAGCGCACGCAGGACAGCGAAACCTGGAAGACGCCGGGCACGCTCAACGCGCAAGGCCTCATCCCGCAGAGGGGAAGCGGGAAGTACCTCCGTTGTGAAGTGACGATCCCGGCCGGCTCGAATTGGGACCACCTTCACGGGGTGGACTTCATGGACGACGACTTGGTTCAGGACGGGGTGAAGTAGATGGCCGCCACCGTCTTTCCGGAAAACACCCAGACCGCATTTACCGCGCTGACGAACACCAACGCCACCGACTGCTACACGGTGGGGGATAGCGGCGAGCGTGCGGCCTATCTTCTTGGCGTCATCGTCACCGATTCAACGGGGTCGGTGGGCACGCCGGCCAAGGTGGTGATCTACCGGGGTTCGACCAGTTGGGTTCTGGTCCCCACGGGGGCGGGGTATCCGACCTCATCCTGGAATCTCGAATGGGTTGCGTCATGGCCCATCCGTCTCAAGTCGGCCGATGAAATCCGGGTGACCGGGGCCAGCGGCCATCACGTCTACGTCGGCTATGTGCCCATCGGCATCGATACGGGCTCCAACGCCCAACAGGCCGGCACCTCGAAATAACATCAAGGAACATTGCCCGTGGCAACCGCGCTGAACGTTCAGGCGTGGTCGACGAATCCTGCGTCCAATTCGGGCGCGGACTCGACCATCGGAACCATTGATAACGACCAGGCCGCGACCAAAGTCGACGACTGGCAGCGTGGCAACATGGCCGCGATTGCCAAGTACATCGACGACGTTGGTGGCGCGCTGGTGGCCGGTGGAACCGCCGATGCCCTGACGGTAACGACCAACCAGGTCCTTAGCCAGAGTCATGTCACCGATGGCCTGATGCTGGCGGTGCGCGCGACCGCGGCGAACACGTCCACCACGGTCACCTTCGCACCGGACAGCCTGACCGCAGCGCCGATCAAATGCGCGGACGGCACGGCCCCGGCAGTGGGCCAGATCGCCGACGGGACGATGCTGCTCCTGTTCTACAACGCCACGGCAGGCGAATGGCGGGCGGCCAATCTTGGCGCGGTGGTCGCCACGTCATCGCAGGGTTCCGCCACCGCTTCGTTCCTCGCCCACAAGAACGGCTCGGACCAGAGCGTATCGACCACGGCGGCAACCAAGGTGACGTTCGGCACCGAGGTCTTCGATGTCGGTTCGAAATTTGCCTCAAGTACATGGACGCCGCCATCGGGAACCGTGCTCATCCATGCCAGCGTCACGATCGATACAGCGATAACCACTGCGTCGACCTTTGAACTGAAACTCTACAAGAACGCGAGTTTTTACAAGTCGGTAGGGTATGAAGCCAATTTTACTTACAGCCCGTTTTCCCTTGTCCTGTCCATTATCGACACGGCGGGTGGTTCCGATACTTACGAGATTTACATCGATTCCGGCACTAACTCGTCCTACACGGTCGAGGGCGATTCCACCGACACCTGGTTCTGCGGGACCATGGTCTGATGCCGACCTATCTCAACCCGCAGGCATGGAGCAAGACGGCGGCGTCGAACGACGGGGCTGACTCGGCCTTTGGGACCATCGCCGACACGTCCTACCCGCGCCCGGTTCTCGACTGGTATCGCGGCGACATGGCGGCGGCGGCGAAGTATGCCGACGACGTTGGTGGCGCGCTGGTGGCGGGCGGTTCGGCCAACGCCCTGACCGTCACCACCAACCAGAATCTCAGCTCAGCGCATCTCGCCGCGGGCCTCTGTCTCGTAGTCCGTGCCAGCGAAGCCAACACGTCGGCCACGGTGACGTTCTCCCCGGATGGCATCACGGCGGCGAACATCAAATGCTCCGACGGCTCGTCCCTCGGCATCGGCCAGATCAAGGCCGGGATGCCGCTGATGCTGTTCTACAACGCCGGTTCCTCGGAATGGCGCGCAGCCAATCTGATTTCCGGGTCGGCGGGCGACCTCGGGTCGACGACGGCGAGCTTTCTGGCGACCAAGTCGGGGGTCGACCAGGCCCTGTCCGGGCTGGCGATGAAAATCACTTTTCCCGTGGTGGTCTTCAACAACGGCCAACTCTATTCGGCCTCGACCAGTCGGTGGACGCCACCCGCCGGAAAGGTGTTGGTGAGGGCGTCGGTGCTCATCGACAGTCATGGTCAGGGTGGCGCGTCCATCTACAAGAACGGGGCTGAATACAAGACGGCGCGGGGACCGTTCGGTGAGGACGCGGGGGGGACCGCGGACGCGGCGACGACATCGCTGGTTTCGGTGGTCGATAGCGCATCCGGGACTGACTACTACGAGATTTATTGGACCACCCCCTACGCCGGGGAAGAAGTCGAGGGCTACGTTTACGGCCAAACTTACAGGACGTGGTTTTCCGGGACGATGGTCTGACCCGCGCCCGTCTGCATCTGCCCTGATCAACGCGAAGAACGCCATGGCTCCATGCGGGCCATGAGGTGAAGGATTCTCGAACATGGCCCAGCGCAACAACAACCAGCAAACCGCCGGTCAGTGGGGACCAGCTCAGCCGCAATATGGTGCGATGGGCGCGCCCGTTGCCCGGTCGAGCGCATACAATCTCGACAATCAGCCAACCGGCCCCGTCGTCAGCCCAAGCACATTGATGGGCGGTTATGGCCCAAATGCCAGCGCCGCGTATTCTTCGCCATGGGTGCAGGCAGGCAAGTGGTCGCAGTTCGGCGGGCCGGGCAGCTATGGCACGGGGTCGTCCGCCGCGGCGGCTCCTGCCAGCACCAGCGGCACCGCGCCCCGAGAGCCG